CTGTTAAATGAGTGTCGTCAGTATGTTTACCGTAATGGTAAAGTTGTTCACTCCCGATCCGTTAGGACAATGGATGACAGTGCTAAGGGACAGGCACATGGTGACCGTGTAATAGCAGCGGCTGTTGCATGGCACGCTGGTAAGGATCGTCCGGCAGTAAGCAAAGAGGACAGGGAAGACTATGAGGATAACATTCCTTATGGTTGCATGGCGTGGAGATTCAAGGAATCCGAGAGACGGAAGACAGCCCTGAAGGATGGATGGTAAATGAACCCTAATCGCCAACTAGATCGTGCTCGCCTCCTTAAAGCGATAGAAAACTCTACACGAGTTCTCCGACCGTTTCGGGAAGTGCGTAAGAAATTAGTCAAGGACTTTGTGGGTTCCATGTATGGTTCTTCAGGTGATTCAGGTCGTCAAGACATCATTATGAACTTGATGTACCAGACGGCTGAAACATATACGATGTCCTTAGCAGCAAACCGACCTCGTGTGTTAGTGACAGCCCAGCACACAGATGTAACATGGTTTGCTCATTCGTTCCAATTAGGGATTAATAACTTAATCAAAGAGATTCGGTTAGAGGATACATTGCGTAAGGCAGTGATGGATTCATTCTTCTCGATGGGCATCATAAAGGTTTACACGGCTGATGCTGGGTTGGTTGAGCTTGAGGGCGAGGACGCATGGGTAGACCCTGGCAAGCCATTTGCAGAGAACATTAGTCTTGATGACTTCTGTTATGACACAACTGCTTCTGAGTGGCGCAAGTCGTCGTTTGCACTAAACAAATACCGTATCAGCAGAGAGAAGGTTCTCAGTGATGGTGCCTACAACAAGAAGGTTGCAGAAGAATTAGATGTTGTGAGTCAGTATCCGGGATGGAACGCTGACTCTGGTGAAGTGCCGATCCGTGAGATGCTCAAGAGTGAGACTCAAGAAGCTGGCATAGAACCCATGATTGATCTGATGGATGTGTGGCTTCCTAAAGACAAGTTAGTGGTGACGTTACCAGTTGGTAAGAATACAGAGCCATTGCGTGTGGTCGAATGGGAAGGGCCGGAGAATGGACCCTTTCATACACTGAGCCTTACGTGTGAAGTGCCTGATAACATCATGCCTGTATCCCCTGCAATGAACTTGAAGCCATTGCATGACCTTATCAACGGGTTACTACGTAAACAACGACGACAAGCACAGCGACAAAAAGACATACCGTTTTACCAAGCAGGTCATCAAGACGATGCACGTCGTATTGAGAAGGCTAGTGATGGTGAATGGACACGGGTTGATAACCCTGACAGCGTGAACGTGATGAAGATGGGCGGCGTTGATCCACAAAATCAAGCCTTCGCTCATTCCATGAAAGATACGTATGACCGTATGGCTGGTAACCTTCAGATGATGGCAGGGCTAGGGCCACAGTCGGACACACTTGGACCGGCCAAGCTAATCAGTGGTGCTGTATCCAAACGTGAAGCGAACATGCAGTATCGTGTGGTCGATTTTACTAGCAGGATTTGTAGGGATTTAGGTTCATTGTTGTGGCAGGATCAAGTACTTGAGATACCTCAAGACTTTGAAACGTCTGGCATAAAGGTGCGAGCTGACTGGACACCCGAAGTACGAGAAGGCGACTTCATTGATTACAACTTCACGATTGAACCGTTTTCGATGATGTATAAGTCACCTTCAGAACGAATGCAGGGAATCTCAAACTTTGTTACACAGATTGCACTTCCAATGGAAGGCATGATGCAGCAGTACGGTGGAACGATTGACATTCAGGAACTCGTTGAGATGTACGCAGAGTTAATGGACATGCCAAGATTGAAACAGATTATTAAGTTTGAAGAACCAAAAGATGATCGACCAGGACCTACGCCTCAGCAGCCAGCTAAAGCAAGTCACACTGTGCGGGAATCAGTTCGCAGGAGTGTACCCACTGGAGGCACTGAGCAATCACGGAGTAATGTGATGCAACAGGTTCTACAAGGTGGGCAACCAAATCAACAGCAGATGGCACAAATGGGACGGGAGAAGGCAAGTGGGTAATCAATTTTTATGGAAAGATACTGACGGTGTAAACCGTTGGCATGACCACAAACAACCTGCCAAGGAGTTTCCGGCTGGTGTAGGAAAAGACAAGAGATGTGGCTCTAACGGCTGGGCTACAGGCCTTAAAAGCCTAGGTGCTGGAGTTCACTTCTCACAAGTTAAAGAGTTTCGTGAGGATGCGAAACAGAGTGGGTTTACAGGAGTAGAGTTCTCCAATGATGGTGAATGTGTATTCACTAGTCGAGGGGAGCGAGCACGTTACCTGAAACATCGAGGATTAGTCGATCGTGACGGGGGATATGGAGACTAGACATGGCTGAAGAAATAAAAGAAATAGAACCGGATGAGGAGGTGACTTTATCTGAAGGGGACTTGGATGTTATTGATTCCTTGGAGAGCGACACAGAGTCGGAACCAGGGGTCAGTATCGACGAAAAATCAACTGATACTGCCGAAGTTGAAGCAGTGTTAGAAGAAGACAATAGTGTTGAAGATTCCACTGTTGATGACGGTCAGACGTTTAATCCTGACCTAACGTCTCGTGCCCAACAATATGGACTTAAACCGTCCGATTTTGGAACCGAGGAGTCACTGTCGTATGTAGTCAACCAATTTGACCAAGGGAATGCAACACTCTCCCAATGGAACAATTGGTATCAAGGCCAACAGCAACAGGGTGGCACCGAGGAACAACTACCTCAACAACCTCAGTTCTCCGTAGAACTGGGTGAGGATTATGATGACGGCTTGAAGTCTGCTATCAACGCAATGGCTGCAAACATGCAGTCGCATTACGATGGTCAGTTGAACCTAGTCGCTCAAAGTATTCTCGACCAGCAACAATTTGTGAACTATGCCCAACAGCAACAGTCACAAGAATACGCTGCTGGTGAATTGGAGCAGTTCAACACTGCTATTACTAACTTATCGAATGAAAACTTGTTTGGTTCGAGTGCTTATCAGGACATGAAGGCTGGATCACCTGAAGCTAATAACATGGAATCTGTTTATGAGCAGATGACTGTTTTGGCTAATGGATACCGGAGTTCAGGTCGAGGAATGCCAGCAATGGATGACCTTGTTAAGCAGGCGTATCACTCAGTTTTTGCTGATGAAATTGGAAACCAAGACCGACAAAGCCGAAATAATCGGTTGCGTTCTAACAGTAAACGTCGTTTAGGTGGGGGAGTTTCTCCTTCATCTGATGCACGACCTATTGGTGATGTTGACGAAGCCGTTAACAGCAATGTGCTTAGAGACTTTTATGATAGTGCGATGATTGAGAATGGAAGCAAGTAGGTCTACTTAAATAGGAGGGCATAAACATGCCTTTGTTACCAGATCAGCTAGACGATTTTACCACTTTGACTCTTGATAACTTCAAGAAAAAGTCATGGGTGGATCTGAGTCTAGATAATCAACAACACTGCTTCGCAGCTAAGTTCCTTAGCGGCAAGGCACGTACTCCCTACCAAGGTGGAGCGCACCTTAACTGGAAAGTACAGACGACTAACACCGGAACTGCAAAGTTCTCGGAGTTATACAGCGTTGACGCTACGGCAGTTAAAGACTTGATGACGACTGCTAAAGTGCCATTTACCAAGGCAACCGTGAACTTCAGTTATGACGTTGACGAGCAGAGTTTCCAAAGTGACCGTGAAACGATTATCCGAGAAATCGACATCCGTCGTCACTCGGCGTTCAACGATTACTTTGAACTAATGGAAGCGGCTTTATGGTCGTCTCCAGCTAGTGACAGTCAGAGTCCACGTAATCCATTAGGCATTCCCTTCTGGATACAGAAGTCTACAACGACTCCTGGTGGTGGCTTTACTGGTGGTGATCCTTCTGGACACTCCAGTGGTGCAGCAAACATTGCTGTTGCTGATGTACCCAACTGGAAGAACTGGAGTGGTAATTACACATCTGTTTCTCGTGATGATCTCATTGCGAAGATGCGTAAAGCTATTGCTCATACTTATTTCCAAGCACCGAAGCAATTCGCTGAACTTGGCAATGGTAAAGGTGATTCCGACTGGGCTTTCTACACCACTTATAGTGTCGTAGAAGACATGGAGAAACTGCTTGAATCTCGTAATGACAACCTTGGTGTTGATCTTGCGAAGTATGCAGGTAGTGTAGTCGTTAAGGGTAACCCAGTTGTTTGGGTTCCTTATCTTGACAGTAATGACAGTTCTAACCCGATCTATGGTGTGAATCACAAAGTGCTTCAGTACCATTACAAGACGGGCAAGGACATGGTTTGGCATCCACCGCAAAAAGCGGCACGCCAACATACCACAAGAGAAGTCCATATGGATTCTTGGGGTCAGTTCATCTGTCTAAACCGCCGACGTTTATTCGTACTTTACGTGGCCTAATTAGAAAGGATTAGTATTATGAGTGATCTATTTACTAGACCGCAACTTAAAGCTGCGTCCCTTCGTCGGGGCCTCAGTCCGACTCTTTGGAACCAAGCACCACTGGCACAAATTGCCGTTGGTGGACTGGATCAAGGATTCGGTTTTACCGACGATTTCTTGGCGTTTGACAACGCTACGGCTCGGTGGCTTCTAACGAATGCTACGTCTGGAACCGCTATTGTGGACCCTGCTGCTATTGGCGGTGCTTTACTGCTTAATGCAGGGGCTGTAACCCTAAATCAGGGTGTGCAGATTCAGATGGGTGGTGAAGTAGCTTCTGCTTCCTTTATCGCTTCCGCAAATTCCAAGATTTACTATGAAGCCCGTGTGAAGATTTCGACTATCGGAAGCACAACCGGGCAGATATTCGTTGGATTATCTGAAGTTCTTGCTACCCTTTTTGCTAGTGCTGCAAATACTTCGACTAACCATATTGGTTACGAAATATTTAACACGACTGCAATGGGACTTCACAGTGAGAAAGGTGGCGTTCGTGATTCGTCTGCTGCTGCTCACACTGTTGTGGACGGCGAGTACGTCAAACTTGGATTCGTTGTAGATGGACTGACTAAAATCACTCCATTTGTTGACGGCGTTGCCAAAACAGCCATTACATCGGCCATTCCAATTGTGGAAATGACTCCGAGTTTTGTCTGTAAGGCAGGTGCAACAACACGACCTGTACTCAGTATAGATTGGGTTGCTTGTTACCAAGCAGAGAATATCGCCAACTAGGATTAGTCTCCTGTGCGAGGTCCCGGTGGGTCGGATTCGTCTGATCTGCCGGGGCTGACCGCAGGTTTTTACAGGAGAGAGACATGGACGGGTTGACTAAAGAAATTGAAGAAGTAACGAAGAACACACTAACGAAAGCACAGAAGGAAAACCTAGAGAAAGCACATAGGTTATTCCACGGACGATTAACTGGACCGCTACCATTTGCGGTACAAATAGCCATCGTTGTACTCACTCAAGAGGAATCGAAGGTTAAATCACTAAAGCCTACAGTTTCAAGTCAGGCTAAACCAATTAACAATAAGAAATCTGTATGAGTTTTATAAGAGCCGAAGCCGTTACAGGGTTTACATTTGGACTTGTGAATAAGACCACAGGGGCTGCACTAACTGGTGTAGCCGCTGGTGTTGGTAAGTTTATCACTAAGGACGGTGGGACTCAGGCTTCCATAGCAGGCTCTATAGCCGAGGAAGGTAATGGGCAGTATTCTGTCAACCTAACGGCTGCGGAGATGACAGCGGCCATCGTAGGCCTCTTATTTACCCACTCAAGTGCAGTACCTGTACAATTTACCATTCGCACCGTAGGCTCCCCAGCAGATACATCTGTTGAGAGCACGTTGAGTATGAATCAGACCAAGCTACGCAAAGAAGTAGGTTGGTTCTGGTTAGGTGAACGAACAGCGGGGAATTGGTCAGCGGATGAGATAACTCAACTAGATGATATTATCGCTTCAGGATTGAGGTCTTTCTATCATCCACCCCCTACACAGAACACACCACGTGGTCATAAGTGGTCATTTATGGAACCTACGACGACCAAGGTGTTAGTAGCAGGAACAGCCGATTATACCTTGTCGGCAAACTTCGGAGGTCTTATTGGGACGATGACATACTCAGCGGATGATAACCGCTGGTTCCCAATTGAGATTACAGGCGAGCATCGTATCCGAACTTTGCGGCAAAGGGATTATTCGAGTATTTCGAGTGATCCCAAACTAGCGGCTGTCAGGCCTATTTCCAGTAGCGGGTCCAACGGACAGCGATTTCAATTAATGCTATATCCTTCTCCCGACAAGGCATATACATTATCATATCGCTATCACGCACTGCCACAAAACCTGACAGCCGCAAATCCATATCCTCTTGG